GCCAAAGCTAGGCAACGTAAGTCACCCTGTTTGACAGTAATGTGGAACTTTGAAAAAGATCTAGGCAAGTCACAAAACTCTCTGTGACAACCTGAACAAATAGATCTCCCGCAGAAGTTTGCAACTTCTGGGATCGGGGGAACTACGACTTTGAGTTTAAATCCTAGGAACTGAGCAAAGTTTAAGTTTGCAACAACATCATCGAGGACATCAACGTCACAGTTGATGAAGCCGTCGTCACCTTCGTGAAAGGATGACCACGTCTTGGGATCTTGCCTACGGAGACATGACCAGATGATAAAACGATTTAAGAAACCGTTAGCAATTGACGTGTGTGCGTCACCAGAAGCCCTAGTGCCGTCCACTGAATATGATACTCCTAGGTCAGTGAAACCAGTCATGGTTTCTAACATTGGAAGAATCAAGTCAAGTTCAGGGTGAAGGCCTTCAGGGAAGGCCGCCCTAAACAACGCACGCTCGACATGCACGATCATGTCGCGGGATACGGTCATGTCAAACCGACTGAAGTCAGTTTCGACAATCGCGCCCCTCCAAGACTCTGCCATTAGCGGTCCTCTCTCTTGTGGAGTGAGTCCCTTGACAAGGTATGGGCATTGCTTAGCTAGTTTCTCAATCGCCGCCACGTAAGGGCCTAAGATTGAAAGGAATTTATCGCTTCTTGGACTGATGTTTCTTGGGTCCGTTGCGGTTGTTGAGGTTTCTACCTTTATGAAACTTTTTAGTAGACTGTCCTTCTTTAGAATTCCTTCTCCAGTCACTTCTGACTGGGCGAGGGTTAGCTCCTCTTGCCTGTGGTCCTTGAACCGACTTACCCACTCCTTGAACGGTATGGGGTTGGTTGGGACCAGCCACTGATTTTCCGGCAGAGTTAGAAACTCCTTTACGCTGGCGTCCAGTGTTTTGACGTTTATTGTTGGGTCGGTCGACAATGTTTCTCCAGTTTGCACCGAAGACATTACCAAGCTGCTGGTTGGTACAGTTTTCAATAATTTGCGATCTCGTGACACAAGACTGGTCGGAGAACCTGAAGCAATCGGGCCCGGCAGGGTGATCTGGGTGCTTACAGTTGCTTTTGATGTGAAGGAGGTCTCCACTAGCTTTATTATTGGTGTGCTGTCCTTGAAGCT